CCAGCTTTTGTTAAAAAAGTAGAAGATGGGTTTAAGACTCTTTATGGATAAGGAGCTTATGCGTATTGGTAGGCTTTCGTTAGTTAATAGTGTGCCAGAACATGCTGAAAGAATCTGTGACTATCTAAGGTTTAATGACCGCAGAGAGTGTATGATATATGGCGCAACACCACTAGAGGCTCTTACTGAGCCTTTAGTTATTAGTGGGGCAAAAACATTTACACTAAAATTAGACAATGAGCCTATCGCTATGACAGGCAATGTGCCGATTGAAGATGGCTGTGGGCGTATATGGATGCTTGGCACTGGTGCTATTAATAATAACTTTCGCCCATTTCTAAGGGGATGCCGAGGTGTAATTAATCTGTTGCAAGAAGGCTATCATTCATTAGAAAACTATGTTCCTGTAGATCATCACGACACAATAATGTGGCTTGCTTGGTGCGGATTTACTTTTGATGATGACACCCATGAGGTGTGCGGTCATAAGATGATGCGTTTTGTGCGTTGCGTTAATGAAAAAAATAATGTCTATTATCTTGATAAACGGCCTGTAATACACTGAGCGACCCGCAAGGATAATTGCTATGATGCTGTTAAGCAGATAACCGCAGAGAATGTAACTCAACAACCTTAAAGAGAAGGACTGTAAAATGGCGAATACAATTGACACCGCCTTTATCAAACAGTTTGAATCAGAGGTTCACATGGCTTATCAGCGCATGGGTTCTAAATTGCGGAACACTGTACGCACAGTAAGCAATGTGGCTGGATCAGTAGTACGATTCCAAAAAATCGGTGCTGGCTCTGCTTCAACTAAATCACGCAACGGTATGGTAACTCCTATGGAGCTAGCGCATACAACCGTAGAAGCAACAATGTCTGACTTCTATGCTGCCGAGTACATCGACAAGCTAGACGAACTGAAGACAAACATTGATGAGCGTCAAGCTGTAGCTAAGTCTGCTGCTGCTGCTTTAGGTCGTAAGACTGATGAAATCCTTATTACAGCAATGGACGCTGGTGCTAACTCAACACAGATTAGCGCAACTGGTGCAGCCGTTACTAAGGCAAATCTTCTGACTGTCTTTGAGACTTTTGGTTCTGCTAACATCCCAGAAGATGGTGGACGCTACATTGCAATGCACCCAGCAGGTTATGCTGACTTGTTTGCAATCAATGAGTTTGCATCTTCAGACTTTGTTGGTGAGCAAAATCTACCATTCGCTGGTGGAATGACCATGAAAGAATTTCTTGGCTTCAAGATTTTCTCTACATCTGCTGTAACTGGTGGCAAGAACATGTGCTATCACACATCTGCTGTAGGACTTGGCATTACTGCTGATGTTTCAACTGAGCTAAACTACGTTCCTGAGAAGGTAGCGCATCTAGCGACATCAATGATGTCTATGGGTTCTGCTGTCATTGATGACAACGGCGTTTACGAACTCCTAGATAATAACTAGAAAGGGGATTAGACATGGCATACGCAGCATCTGGTCTTAATCGTCTTGCAGGAGCATCAAATGGTAATCTCTGGTGGTACTCCACCACTGATACTATTGCTACTGTAAACAGTGCTGGTTATTTTAATGACGCAGCGAACATGCTTTCAATTCGTGACGTTATTATAGTATCCGATACAAACGCACCAACAACGAGTTTTGTTAGTGTGCTTTCCAATACTGGTTCTGTTGTGGACGTATCTGATGGTACAGCCATAGCTGAAACAGACGGCGATTAAAGGAGTAGGGGAGGTTAAGTTCACCCACTTACCTCCCCTAACCACACATGGCATTAGTTAGTACCACCGCTGATTCAGCAATCGATATATCAAGTCGCGCTTTAATTCTTATTGGCGCGAACCCAATTACTTCATTTGAAGAGTCAAGCACTGAAGCTTTGGTGGCTGTTAACATGTACGAGGATGTAGCAAGGGCTGCTTTAGTTAACTCTCGCTGGCGATTTGCTACTAATCAAGCTGTATTAAATCTTCTAACTGACAAGCCAACTGGTAGATACACCAATGCTTATCAGCTTCCTGATGATTGCTTAATGGTTCATGCAATTACATCAGGCACATTACAAATTGAATATCAAATATATGGCTCAAAGATATTTTCAGATACATCAGATACTGATGTAATCATTGCAGATTATTCTTTTAGAGCAAATGAAGAGACTTGGCCTTCTTATTTTACTTTAGCTGTTGAGTATTCATTAGCTGTGGTTTTTGCAACATCTATTGCTAGAGATGCAACGCTTGCTGGTTTAATGCAAGGGCAAGCAACGCAAGCAATGGCAAAGGCTCGTAGCTTAGACTCGCAGCAACAAACCGCAAGGAAGCTTGTGACATCGAGGTTCCGTACTGAAAGGCTTAGTTAATGCCTAGAATCCGTGTGCCGTTAGCAAACTTTCAGTTTGGTGAAGTAAGCCCTTCTTTAACATCAAGAACTGATACTAAGATATATAATGCCGCAGCAAAGAAAGTAGAAAACTTTTTCTTGCGTAATGAGGGCGGCTTGCTTAGACGCTTTGGTACTGAGCGTATCTATGAGTTTGATACAACTGTAGACCCGACAACATGTACAATTACAGTTAGCGATTATGCTAACATTGCTACTGGTTCTACTATTGTTTTGAATACAGGTGACACTGAAATAACTCTTGAGTTTGAATTAGCAACATTTGATATTGGCATTGGCAGCATAAGTGGAACATATACTGTTGGAGAAACAGTTACTGGCGGCACATCATCTGCTACTGGCGTATACATATCTAACACCAGTTCAAAAATGGTTCTCCAAACAATATCAGGCACATTCCAAAGTGGAGAAACATTAACAGGCGGGACATCATCTGCTACATCCACTTCGTCAAGTGTTCTTACTAGCACATCGCCAAGCTCTGCCGTTGACAACAAACATTTTGTTCGCGCAAATTTATCAAACAACACAACGGCTGATAATATTTACACTGCTCTTAATGCTGTATCAGGATTTACTGTAGCTAATCCTGCGGCTGCTGTTGTCACTGTTAAAAGAGACAACTATAACTCTGTTGATAATTTAACTGTAACTTCATCTGACACAACTAGACTTACTGCAACTAATTTTACTGGCGGCACAAAAAGGCAGCATAGATTAGTTCCGTTTATATTTTCTGATGATGAGCGATACATAATATCTCTTGAAGATGCTAAGATTAGAATATTTCAGATTAGCCCTACTACTGGCGCAGTATCTTTAATACAAACAATTACTGCTGATACTAGTTCTGCGGCTCTGCCTTTTAGCGATGATATACTAGAAGAGCTTACCTATGCTCAGTCTGGTGATATTATGTTTATTGCTCATCAAACTTTTATGGTTAGGCAGTTAGTAAGAACAAGCTTAACTACTTTTGAAGTTAGCACTTTTAATTTTGACACAAGAATAGATCAGTTTGGAATTAATCAACCTTATTATTCTTTTCATCCTACTGATGTAACTCTTGATGTTAACGCTACATCTGGTACAGGCAAAACGCTTACAACAAGTGCAGCGTATTTTAATGCTGCTCATGTGGGTACAAGACTTCGTTATCATAAAAGTGAAATATTAATTACTGCTGTAGCATCATCTACATCTGCTACTGGCAACATAATTGATTCCTTGACAGCTAGACTTGCAGCAGATGCAATAGAAACTACTGATGGTGTTGCTGATGTAGAGGTTACATTTGCTCTTCATGGTTTAAAAGTTAACGACTCTATTACAATAAGTAATGCTGGCGGGGTTGGCGGTATTGCTGCTAATCAAATTAACGGCACAAGAACAATACAAGAAGTAATTGACGAAAATGTTTTTGTAGTTACTTGCGGTGCAAATGCAAACGCATCTTCTGTAGGTGGTGGTAGTATTAAAATAACTACTCATGCCCCAACAACACAATGGGAAGAGCAGTCCTATAGTTCTTACAGAGGGTTTCCCGCTGCTGTAACATTTCACGAAAACAGGCTTTGGTTTGCTGGCACGATAGCGCAGCCAGATGGAATATGGGCAAGTCAATCTGCATCTTACTTTAATTTTGATGTAGGTGATGGTGCTGATAATGATGCTCTTGATTTGACTGCTAGTATTGGTGAGATAAATACTATACGTCACATTGTATCTAATCGTGATTTGCAAATATTTAGTAGCACTAGCGAGTTTTACATACCTGCGTTTACTGAAAAGCCAATCACACCTACTAATGCACAGATTAAAAGACAGACTCCTTATGGCTCTAACTTTGTAAGACCACAATCATTTGATGGTGCAACTTTGTTTGTACAAAAAACAGGATCAGTTATTAGAGAATATATATACTCAGATGCTGAAGGAGCTTATGTATCTACAGGCATAAGCACACTTTCACCTCACTTAATTACCGATCCAGTTCAAATGGGCATTCTTAGTGGCGCAATAAACAGGCCGGAATCTTACGCATTTCTTGTAAATAGAAATGGTAAGATAGCTATTTTTACATCTAACAGATCAGAAGAACGTGCTGGCTGGTCAGAGTTTACAACACAAGGCAAGTTTCATTCTGTGTGTGTAATTGATGATCGCGTGTTTTTTGTAATGCAACACGACAAAGGCAGCGGTACTCAAAAGTTTATTTTTTCTGAAATGGACAGTGAATACAATTTAGATTTTTCAGATAAGTTTACAGGCACTGCTGGCGTGTTTGGGGTGTCTAGTCACTTTGCAAATGGTGCTGTAGTAGACGTAGTAAACGGCACAGACTACCTTGGCTCGTTTACAGTGGCTGGCGGGAATGTAGATGTGTCAGCAGTTCAAAAAATAACATCTGCCGAGATTGGCTACTCATTCAACGTAGAGGCAGAAACACTACCTGTGGATGCTCAAGTAGTCGGAGGGCCACTCACAGGGCAACCTAGAGCGATTAACAGGGTAATATTAGACTTAAACTCTACGTTATCCGTTTCGGTTAATGGTACTGCGCTTGTTATTAGGCAGGTAAATAGTGATTTTAGCACAGCTAGAGTGCCTGTTACTGGCAAAGAAGAGTTTAGGTTGCTTGGTTATAGCACTGACCCGACAGTTAAGATTACACAAATATCACCATTAGCATTACAGATTAATGGTTTAGTAGCAGAGGTAGCGTTCTAATGTTTCAGTATATAGGAGCAGCATTATCAGCAGTATCTTCTATTCAAGAGGGTAGAGCTAAAGCCAATGAAGCTGCGTACGATAAATATCAAATGCAGTTAAATGCAAGGCAAACTAAGATAGAGGCGTTCCAAAAGTCTAACGCAAGACTGCGTGACTTTCAGCAAGCAGAGGCTAACAATCTTGCATACTTTGCTTTTCTTAATCGTGATCCTAGCGACAGGTCTTTAAGAAACTTTATGACAGCACAAGAAGATATAGCTACTAAAGATGCGGCTCAGATAACTTCTAGTGGTGTAATGAAAGCATCACAGCAAATACAAGAAGCTAACATGGCTCAAGCTAGAGGCAGAAACGCAATGATGGCTGGGTATCTTGGGGCTGGTAGTGCTATTGTTGGCGGCTTCTATAGAAGTCAACAAACTAAAACATAGGAGATTAAGTTGGCTGTAATTAAACAACAAAGAACAACCTTTGCCTCTCCTATTGGTGTTGTTAGAGCAAACACTGGCGCGGGTGCTGTATTTCGTGGGGTCAACAAAATTGCTGACCAGATGATTGAAGAATCTTTTAGAAGCGCAAAAGAAAAAGCACTTGAGGCTGGAGAAGATTTAGCTCGTTCTAAAGAGTTAGGATCATTGCGATCTATTAACCCAGAAACAGGTTTGCCAGAAATGAGCTTAATGAGTACGCTTGCTCCTCCACAGGAGTTTGGCTCTATTGCTCAAAAAGCTTACAAGAGAGTTATTGAATCAAGATATGTTAGCCAAATAGAACAAGACTTTAAGTTAAAAGCTAAAGAACTTTATATCGAACATAAAGACAACCCAAATGGGTCACAATTATTTTCTGATTCATTAGGCAATTTTATTGATGACTCTCTTGAGCAGGTTGACCCTAGGTTTAAGGGAGTAATTTCTTCTGTTGGTGCTTCATTACTAGCTTCTAATAAAATTAATTTTATAGAACAAAAAGCAATAACAACAAAAGAAAACATACTTGTTGATTTTGATAGTCATTTTGAAAGCGGATTAGCAGATTTAGTTAATTTGTGGGGTGCTGGTGATGAAAAAGCTAGTGAAGATGCTAGGCAAAATGAACAAAGATTATTGCAAAGAATAGAAGATTTAAGGCTTTCTGACCCAAAAGGAATGAATCCAAGGCTTTACAAAGAATATAAACAGGAAATATTTAAAGCCAGAATAAGCGGAACAGTATCAAGAATATCAAGCTTGGTTGAGGGAACAGAAGAGTTAGAGGCTGTTGATGTTAATAATCTTAGAAGCGTTCTTAGCAGAAACGGAGTAGGGCTTGAAGACTTGCCAAAGCCTTTGCAAGACCTTGCTTCTGAAATTATTACTTCTGAAATAATAGAGTTTTCAGATGGTAATTCTCCTGTTACTACAAAGATATTTAATCAAGTTAAGAAGTTTGCAGATACGCAGCTTGCATCTGTACAAGCAAGAATTGTTAACAGACAAAATGCTGAGTTAGCGTCTGAAAGCAGACTTGAAAAAGATCAAAAAGAACGAGATTTAGCTTTTAGAGATGAATCTCTTTCTGGTTTAACTGAATCAAGACAAGCAGTTGATAGGGATATTGCTGCAAGATTGCTGGATCAAGATGTTGATGGAGCGATTGCTGCATTTAAATCTTACTCAAGAGAAACTTCTGCATTAAGTGACCCATCTTTAGGTGATGCTGCAATTAGTGTGACTGCAACAGAGTCTTCTATTAAGAACTTGCGTCAATCTCTTCTTACCTCTCTTCTTGATGTTGCCACTTCTAGTTTAACAGCAAAGCAGTCTGTAGACTTAACGCAATACATAGACACTGTTGGGAAATATGGCAGGGTTCCGGATAGTTTAAAACCATTAGCTGACAAAATTATTGATACAATGGATATTGGTGTTGATGCCGCTAAAATGGCTAGGTATGGAAACGCTATTAATGTTGATAAAGCTAGAGTAGAGGCTGCTAACGCTGCAACTAATTCAACTATAAAAGCGGGAAAAGAAATTGGTAATGGGCAAGGCCATAGCACAAACGCTAAACATGCCGAGGTTATGGACGATGCTATTATTAATACAATAGGTCAAGGAGACGAACAGTTTTTCCTTACATCTGAAGCTGTTAACACTAGAGACACTTGGGGCAAAAGCGTAATAAACTCAAATGTTTTGCCTGATTCTTTGCAAAGCTATATGAAAAATCTTTATGCTGGAATGCCTATGCCTCCAGAAGCGCAGCAAAACTTAATGGTTCTTTATGACCAGTTTAGTCGCGTTTTGTCTACGGATGGCAGTAAAGCAGCCACAAACATGTGGGCTAATTCTAAACTAACCTCATCAGAAGTAGGGTTTTTTAATGCTGTCTTAGGTGTAGCTAGATTCCAAGGGTATGATAATTTACCACAAATTATGGATGATGTGCGCCAACAGCATCAAGACAAAGCGGCTCAAAGCATAAAAATGGCAGCAATGTTTCCAGATGGACTTAATGATTTTCTTGTTAAACAAACAACAGATGTTCCGTTTTTTGGCAGCGATACAGTCAACCCTAATATTGCCAAAGATTTGCTACCATATGTCGAGTATTTAGTAGCAGGTAATGCTAGCAGAGAAACGATTGAAGGCTTAACAAAGTCATTCTTTGAAGACTTGTATCCAGAAACGGAAGGGGTTGTGCAAGATTTTGAATTTGGAAACGTAAACAGATCGCGCCAAGCATTGTCTGCTATATTTCCTAATAAAGATGACAGGTTACAGGTTGTTAGTTTTTTAAATAGATTGGTAGCTGACAAATATGGAATGCCTAATAAGCGTTTTAATCTAACAAAATATGATTCTGAATTTGTAGAGGGTCAGGGGCTTGTTGATTTACCACCGCAAGATAGATTAGTTCTAATGCCATTACAAGGCAGTGGAACTCCTACTGACAGCATGAGGTACATGGTTGTAGAACGTAGGTCTAACGGCATGATGGTTCCTTTTATAGCGGCTGCAAGAGGTGGCTCTCCACAAGAAGTAAATGTTCCACAGCAAGTTATAGTTGATGTAGCGCAGTTAAAAAGTGCTGTAGATGTAGACTTACCAGAGCCTATTGATCCAAAGAAATTAGCTCAGTTAGAAGAACAAAGAAGAACAGGCAAAGTAAAATTTGAACCTACTATTGGCGGCAGTTTTGCTGGTCAATTATATGATGCTGTTAGATCGTTTTAATAAATGACAACTATATATAACAATGCTGGAAACATTCGCGCTGGTCAGGGCTATGCTGGTGAGACAGGTGAGTTTTACTATGATGCTAATGGTGAACCATATGTAATATTTGACTCTCCAGAGATGGGTCTAAGGGCTTTGTTTGTTGACCTTAGGTCAAAACTAAATGAGTTTGATGGTGACATTGCTCAGATGATTACTAAGTATGCACCACCATCAGACAACAATCCTACAGATAACTACATTAAGTTTATTCAAGATAGAGTTGGCAGTGATAAAGCTGCAATAGATGATCTGCCTAAGATTGTTTCTGGTGTTATTGATTTTGAAAACACATCTGAGATTGCCAGTTACTATAATAAACCAGAGCTACTGAACACAGCATTTAAGCTTTCCGCTGTTAGCATGCCGCAATCAACTAGGCTTTCTCAAGCTTATGATCTTGCCAACATATCAAGGCCAGTTGAATCACCATTAAATGAGTTATCTAATCAAGAACTTGTAAGCGTAGCTCAAGAAAAAATTGATAAGTTTGATGTGCCTGATGCTCCAGAACCTCAACCGCAACCATTAAGCGTAAGATCACCTTCTCAAACATCAAGAGATGAAAGAGTTGCAAAATTAACTGCCGCTACAATAGATACAGAACAAACAGACTTTGATGCTCCTGTTTCAGTTGTTTCTGAAGAAGACGATATGAACGAGCGTGAGCCAGTTATTAGCGCAGTAACGCCAGAGCCAACTAAATCTGAACTAGCAACAGTTAAGGAAGTTAGGCAAGAAGGCCGATTAAAAAGAACTCCAGATCAAATCTACATGGAAGCTGCTGCAAAAACTATTGATCCATTTACACATAACATTAGATTTTATGGAGAAGCTAAAGCAAGAGACAATGATCCATCTCTAGGAGAATCTTTTGCTGCTTCTATTGGTTATACTTATGATCCTGTTATTGAGCATATAAAAAATAAAATTAACTATGGGGATGTTGTAGATAAAGATTACAATCCTTTAGAAGATATGAAAGGCTATGAAGAGTTTGGTAACGACTTAGTTCTAGCCCAAAATGCGTTGCACATGCAGGATTTAAAAAGAGGCATTGATGAAAATCTTGCGCGTAGGCGCACACTTTCTAACACAGGTTTCTTTACTCATCTGTTTGTTGGGTTGGCTGATCCTATTAACCTTGTTGCGCTACCCTTTGGTGGCCCTGCTGTTGGTGTTCTTCGCTCTGGTTTGAGGGTCGGTTCTGGTGTAGCTGCTTTGCAAGTTGGGCAAGAGGCTCTTCGCGCACCATTTGACCCTCTTAACACCGCTACTGAATCAGCCATCAATGTTGGCACAGCTTTTGTTGCTGGCAACTTGTTGGGTGGTGCTATTGCAGTGCCAGCCACACGCAGAGCTAAAGCTTATAAAGCAACAGAAGAAGCTGCTGGCAATCAGCAACTTAGCCTAGCACCTAGCATTGATTCTAGAAAACTAGCACCAACGCCAGAGCGTCCATTTTCTCAAGTAACAGATCAAGATGTACAAGCTGTAGTAAGTGATGGGCCTAGAACAATACTAAGACTAAGGCAGATGGCTGATGAAGCTGAGTCTAAGCTTAATGCAGAAAGACCTAATCTTTCTGAGTCTGAGATTGTTGACCTTGAAAACATTATAAAAAACAACAGAGATGCTGCTAACAAAGCAGACAACGATTACAATTTATTAAAAGCAGAACAAGAAAAAAGATTAGAGTTAGGCGAAAGAGATTATACAAGCACAGACCTTAGTCTTCCTAAGAATTTATTTACAGATAGTTGGGCTTTTAAATTTGTAACAACGCCTATGAAACGTGTTTTGCAAAACGAAAATGCCCCAGCATTAGCTAAAGAAGTAATACTAGGTATAGCTGGTGACTCAGGCATACTACTTAATTTGCACAAGAGAGGCTTTACTCTTGGCCCATCTGTTTATCAAAAAGCTGCTATGCGTGATGGTGAGTGGGTATCTGTCTATGACGATCTAAGAGGTTTGTATGGCGAAGAATACGGCACAGGCAAACAAACTATACTTGATTACAATACTGGAGATGTAGCGGCAAAAATTGGCGCAAAGATAACAGAAGACACTACAAATGTTAGCGGTGTTACTAACAAGATTGCAGCTAAGATTAAAGCGCAGCCAGCACAAAAAACATTTGTTGAGTGGATGACTGATGTAAACATTAAGCGCATGAAAGGCGAAGCTCCAGTTTCTAAAGCTGAAGCTACAGCCATGAGTCGCATTGATGAATACTACGCTCAATGGGAAAAAAGATTAAAAGGCAGCGGTGTTATTGGCAGCACAGAATATTACAAAGGTCACTTGCCAAGGCTTGAGGCTGACTTGCTTTCTGTTGAGAATGCTATAGCCAAGCTTGAAGGAAAAACTGTTTCAGAATTAAAGATAAGGGAAATTAATTTATTAAGGTTAAAAGCTAACAAATTAAAAGATCAAATAGATGATGCCAATTTTCACATAGAGAACACAAGCAAAGCTTTGAGCATGCCAGCTAATGAAGATGTATTTAATCCTCGTTACTGGAATCAAGCTTATATCTTAGACAACAGAGACAAGTTAAAAGCTATTTTGTCTTCTTGGTATCAAGCAAACCCATATATATACAAAGCTAAAATTAATTCTGTAACAGGAAAACAGTCTGGATGGGAGCGAGTAGAGCTAGACTCTAGCATTAAAGCTACAAACAAACGTGCTGATGATACTATTGATGAGATACTAGGAATTAAAGACCCAACAGATGTTAATGCCCAATACTTTGGTCATGGCAGGTCAAAACATTTTAAGCATCGTGGGATAGATATTCCAAACAAACTTGTTATTGAGTTTATTGAAACTAATCCTGTTAATGTTATGAAAACATATACAGCTAAAGTTGCGCCTCAATATGAGTTTATGAACAAATTTAATAAAAGCATTGATGATCTGCTTGATGATGTAGAGCTTAGTATGCTTGCTGATGGTAAGATGAGTGGGCGTGACATTGATGCTGCACTACGAGATATACGCCATTTAAATGATAGAGTGCATGGCACAGTTATTCGTGAGCCAGATGCTTTAAACTACAAAGCGGCTATAATATTAAAAGACTTAGCCATGTTAAATTATCTTGGTTCTGCTGGGTTTTCTACGCTTCCAGACTTTGCCAAGATAATGATGGAACATGAGATGGGTACTGTATGGAAGTCTCTGTTTGGTGTTATGAGCGACAACAGAGTGCGTATGAGTTCTGCTGAAGGACGCATTGCTGGTGAAATTATCGACATCCTAAAGGGTGACGCTCACATGCGCTTTACCGAAAACATGAAAAACAATCCATTAAATGATGGTTACATGTCTAAGATTCGTACTGGATTCTTTATGCTTAATGGTGTTGCGCCAATGACTACCATCTTTAAAAAGATGGATGCTATTGCTAGAGGGCATACGTTAATTGATTACTCTATAAAATTAGTTAATAAAAAAGCAAGCCCAATGGAAGTAGCTTATTTAGCTAGGTACAACATTGGTTTACCTGAAGCTACTGCTATATCTAAAGCACCTTGGGACAAAACAGAATCTGGTTTGTATTTACCTAATACAAGAGAATGGACTACAGGTAGAAAAGAAAGCCTTAATTATATTAATCTTGGAGATGAGGTTATTGTTTCAAGGTTTGGTGATGAGTTTAATGTTAAAAAAGTAGTCACTGATCCAGTTGAATACGCTGCTGCTCGCAAAAGATTTGGTTGGGATGATGCAAAAGAAGGTGTGCCATTTGGTCATTATGAAAATGGTATTGTTTATTTAAATACAGATAAAGTTAATGATACTTTTGCTGCATTAAGTGACAAAACAAGAAGAGAAGAATTTGCTAACAATTTAAAAAAACAAAAAGCAAGGAAAGATTTAATAGACGCTCAACGCGAGTCTTTAATGCATGCAGAATTTAGACTAATAAACGCTGACAGGTTTAAAACAAAAGAAGATTTAGCAGACTTTGTTCTTTTGCATGAAATGATGCATGGCAAATTTAAAAGAAACAAAGGCGAAACTTCTATAAAATATGAAAACAGAATAAACAGACTAGCAATGAATAGGTTTAAAAAAGAAAAACCTGTTAGTGAGCGTGTAACAGATCAAGATACTGTAGAAAATTTCCGCACTGCTATGAACTCAGGCATTATGAACACTGTTTTAATGGGTACACCAGCAGATAAACCTATTGCAGTTGATGGTGTATTTTATGTGCCAATGCATGTTGCTAGAAAATTTGGCATGAGCGAAGACAAAAAATTTAAGGGGTACGCTAGGATTGAGAATGGTTTGTTAGGCATGCCATTCCAGTTTATGTCTTACAGTTTTGCAGCAGCAAACAAAATTACAGCGTCATTAGCGCAAGGTCAGATAAAAAACAGAACAGTAGCTATAACCGCATCTATGGGATTAGGCTACATGGGTATGGAGCTTAAATATAAAGATTGGCAAATGCAGCAGATGTCTTGGCCTGATGTTATAGCTCGTTCTTTTGATGCATCTGGCGTAGCTGCCTTGCATTCTGATTTATTTTATACAGCTATGAACATGAGTCAGGCATTGGGTGGGCCTAATATTAGCGGTGGCCTTGTTAATCCTAAGTTTAAACAAGAAAAAAGCGGATTAGACGCAGCTTTAGCTGTTGGCGGTGCTGCTCCTTCTTACGCTGTAGATGTAGGCAGGGGAATTAAAGAGCTTCTTGACGGTAACTATGGTCAAGGTGCTAATGAATTGGTAAGAAGATTGCCAACAGCGCAGCTTTGGTTTCT